CCATGACAGCCACACTACAAGCGGCGGAGATCATCCGCGATGCACTACGGCAAGCAGCGAGGGAGTGCGACTGCAAGCCCAGCGAGGCGCTACGGGCCAAGATCGGGAACAAGGCGGCGATATCGGCGCGAAACATAGCTGTCAGGCTGGCTTACGATCAGGGCATTCCTAGGCCGGTCCTTGCCGAGGCTTTCAACCGATCGGTTAAGACGATTGGCGATGCCCTGCTGATGAGTCGGCGCGACTGAGGTTTTCGCTCAATGCAGCCCGCTCCTTAATTGGGGCGGGCTTTTTCGTGTCGGGATAGCAACAGGCACAGGACTGGTGCCTTTAAAGGATAGCTACATGGGAGGCTGTTAGGTCAAGCGCAAAATAAGCGCATTGGCATAGCGTTGACAATTGCAACAAAATTGCGTTAGCTGCCTACATGCCGAGGAAATCAGCCTACATCCGCAAGACGGAAACACCCCAGCATGAGCAACGTGACAAGGAGGTGCAAGGCAGGAGCGACTACCTTGAAGCATCGAGGCGAGCGTCATCGTCGAGCATATCGAGGGCGTGCGATAGGTGGCTAGAGGGGCGAGGCATAGCAAGCAAGGGGTGGGGCAAGCGATGAATTACCATGATCCGAGCGGCCCATTCATTGGACTAAGGCGATGCTTAAGTTTTATTGACATTTCAAAAGGAGCAGAAATAAGGAATTTTTACCATAAAGTCACAAGATAAAAATACCCCCATACAAGGAATCTCTTCCGTAAGTTATTGCCGAAGGCGCTGCGTCGCGCGGGAATTAAGTATGCAACAAGAAATAAGATAGGAACCAAATGCCAAGGACAACAATAGCCGAAGCATGTCGCGAGCGCGGCATTAACCGAAAGGACTGGGACGAGGCCAAAAGGCAAGGGGTTGACCCTTGGAACCGTGAGGCAATGGCTGCGTGGGCTAGTTCTAGGAACCACCGGATTCAGCCTGGCGCGAAGATGGCGCTACCGGAAACGACCGCTACAGCTCAAAGCCTACAAGAGATGGAGCTTGCCATCAGGCAGGCGCAGGACATCGACACAGTAAAGATCCTCAAAGAAAAGGTTCTCGCGCTGAAGGGAATCGTTGCCGTCCAGATGGAGACTCGCGAGCTTGTCCCTGTTGGCGAGGTTCGCCAGTCGATAACCCGAGTCGTATCCGCCGCTCGTGGCGAGCTACTTAAGTTCGCCGCCGACATTCCGCCGAGGGCTGAAGGATTGGAAGCGTCCGCTATCCAGAAGCTTATTCAAGCCGAGGTTATTGAGATCCTCACCCGGCTATCCGATGAAACCAACGCCATTTATGCGGAAGAATCCAGTCATTGAGGGCGCGTGTTTAGGTTGGCGACCACCGACTAAGTTGACTCCGTGGGAGTGGGCTGCCGCTAACGTCAAGATTCAGAATAGCGAGCGATCCGGTAAGTTCGACCCGGAGCAGACTCCTTGGTGGAAGGGTCCGATGGAATGCGCTGCCGACTTTGACACGCGGAACATCGTTGTCCTAGCTCCAACCGGATCGGGCAAATCCACAATGGCGGAAGCTCTGATTCCCTACGTCGTTTCCGAAGATCCCGGCCCGATGCTTTACGCGTCCCAGACCGACGAGGACGCGAAGTTCTGGGCTGAGTCCCGGCTTACCCCCGCCCTTAAATCCTGCGCCATGCTCGCGGCACTTTGGCCCGAGGATCGCCACAAATCGAGGAAGCTCGAAATTCTTTTCCCGCACATGCCGCTTATCATGGGCGGGGCGAACCCGTCGAACTTCCAAGAGAAGTCGATGCGCTGGCTCTACGGGGACGAGGTGTGGACATGGAAGCCGGGGCTTGTCCGCGAGTTCTTGGCGCGGCATCACGACAGATGGAACCGGAAAATATACCTCGTCTCTCAGGGCGGATACACCGGCAGCGAGTTTGACCTTGAATGGCAGAAAACCAACAAGGCGTCCTTTGGGTGGAAATGCCCAGGTTGCCGCAACCCGCGCCCCTTTTCATTTGAAGATCTCAAGTTCGACCGCATCGAGGTCGACGGCAAGCTCGACGAGCAAGCCAGCTCAGACACCGCAAGAATGCGCTGCGACTGCGGTCAGGAATACGCCGACACCGTGGCAAACCGCCGCTTGCTCTCATCGTCCAACATGGAGAACGGAGCGAAAGGCTACATGTCACCGGGCGGGGAATCACCCGTCCGAGGCTATCGTGGCTTCCACGTTGACTCGCTGGCAGTCTGGTGGATTCCGTGGTCGAACGAGGTTCTCGGATTCTTGGAGGCGACCCGCATGGCCAAGGCTGGCGCGGTTGAGAAGCTCCGGCAGTGGAGGCAGAAACGACGGGCGCAGTTCTGGTCCGAGGACATGGTTGACACTGCCGCCCCGCTAGCCGTCTCAGGTTACAGCCGCGACGACGTAGCCGAGGGTCAGCCGCTGGATGGCGAAGCTTGCCGGGTTGCGACTATCGACGTTGGCGGCGACCACTTCTGGATGGTGATTCGCGCATGGTGGCAGGGCGGTGAGTCAACCTTGCTCTGGGAGGGTTACGTTCCCGGCAGGGGCGGCGACGAAACGGAACTGACCGAGCTGATCGCACGCTACAAAGTTGACCCAAACAAGACGTTCATCGACATCGGATACGACGAGCCGCGAATCCTTAACCTGATCGTAAGGCGTGGATGGGTCGGCATCAAAGGGGACGGATCAAGGACCGGTTGGAAGGCGGAATCGAAGTCGGGAAAGGAAATCGAGAATCCGTTTTCCAAGATTCAGCGAAAGCCCGCGCCACGCGGCGGAATCGCACGATGGGTATGGGTGGCGACTAATCCACTCAAGGACATGCTCGCCCGCTTGTCATCAGGGCAGGGCGCGGAGTGGCGCGTTTTCTCCGACGTTTCCAATGCCTACCGGAAGCACTTTAAAGCCGAGCGAATGGAAGAGTTCCAAGTTGGTCGAGAGCAGCAGGTGAAGCGGGTATGGGTGCAGAAGTCCCGCGCCAATCACCTTTACGACTGCGAGGTTTACCAGACCGGAGCGGCACGGATGTTCCGGCTTTTCGAGGGCGGGGAAGACTGATTGACATTCGCGCTCCAAACTTGATTCGGGGCGTGTGTCCGCTCGCCTTGCCAGAACGATTTACCTAACCGTCAAGGACGACGCGGTGGCCGTGGCGGCTATCCGTGCCGAGGCGTCATCGCTCGCGCTATCATTGGCGACAAGCCCCGACGCGGCTTTCGAGCTGACCAGTTCGACAGTGAACGGGCAGACGTTTTCCGGCAGGCGCACGATGTCGAACACCGAGCGGCTGACGCTTTTGCGCTACGTCATCAACCAGGTTGACGCGGGCCGACCGCTAAACACCGATACCCGAGCGATTTTCTAATATGGCTATCCTCGACGAATTTGGTGCTCCGGTTGTTTATTCCAGTCGATTCGCACACGGCTCCGACCGATCCCGGTCGCGCGGGGCGCAGTTTTCGATCAACGATACCGACATCGACAAGCTGATTCCGTCGAATGACCGGCGCACACTTGTCTCGCTGTCAAAGCGGTTGGCGGCAAACATGGGCGTGCCGAAAGCCATTGTTGCGCAGAAAGCTCAATACTCAGTCGGGCAGGCATGGATTCCGGCCTACGCGGGAGACGACACGGCAAACGGCGATGCGGTTGAACGCTGGCTAAAGAACGTCTGGATGCCGAACTGCGATGTGCGCGGCGGGATCAACGATTGGCACCAATATCTAAACGACGCGAGCAAGGACATCGACTTTGGGGATCACTTCACGCTCCTCACGATGACCGAGGACGAGACGTTCCCGCTCGTCCAGAACATCCCAAGCCACCGAATCCAAAGCGGACCAGACAACGAAAAGGTTGGCGAGGGGCGCTATGCGGGAGCAACAATCCGCGACGGCATCATCTACAACAAACAGATGCGCCCGATTGCATACCGGGTAATGGACGAAGGAAGCTCAAAAGACTTTCAAGACATCTCGGCAAGCTCAGTCGTCCACGTTTACGACAAGGATTTCAGCGATCAGGGGCGCGGGTTCCCGACGTTCACGCACGCCGTCGAAGACTTGAAGCACTGCCTTCAATCGACCGAATACGAGCGAATCCGCCAGCTCATCATTTCATCCATCGGGCTGATCGAATACAACGAACACGGCGGGCCGGATCTCGACGACCCCGGCATTGCACTTGGGTCGGCAGCGGCAGGATCTGGTGGCGTCACCTTCCAAAGCTATCAGGGCGGAATGACCCGTTACATGCGGGCGAACTCCGGTGAGAAGCTGGAAGTCATCAAGCACGACAACCCAGGCGACGTTTGGGAAAGCTTTCAGGACCGACTGAACCGGGCTTCCGTTGTCGGTTCTGGCTGGAGCTACGGCATGGTTTGGAAATCGGCAGGACAAGGAACAGCAGAGCGTGCCGACATCCTGCGCGCCCGTCGAGCTGTAGGAGAACGGCAACGCCTCATCCTTTTCCTTGCGAAGCGCGTTGTTTCTTACGCTGCAGCATTCGCTCAGTCGAAAGGCAAAATCACTCGCGCCAACGGATCGCAAGTCTTCCTAGCAAATCCGACCTTGTGGGGATTCTCCAAGCCGCCTCGCCTATCGGTTGACGACGGGCGCGAGGATAAGGCCTTGCTTGAGGGTTGGCGGGCAGGGACTCGCAATCTCACCGAAGTGATCGAGGCTAACGGGCGCGACATCGAAGAATTTACCCGCGAGCGAGCCAACGAGATCGTCTTGCGCAAATTGATCGCCGCCGAGGTGGGCGCAGCCGCTGGCGTTGAGATCGAAGAGCGTGAAATGGCAATGCTTACGCCTAACGAAATGGGCGAGCAGGGCAATACGCCCGACATGGAAGGCAATAAATCCGAGGATGAAACAAACATGGCAAGCTTTGAGACGCTAAAGGCAAAATTCGACGCATACGGAGTTGCAGTCCGAGCGGGAGCGATTACGCCAGCGATGGAAGATGAAGTCGAATTCCGATCCGAAGCGGGACTGCCTGCCATGCCCGCCGCAGTCAAAGGCGCATGGAAGGAAGATAAAGGATTCCGCCGCCCAATTACCCTTGTAAGCGGCAGCGCCCCGCCGCCTCAGGGCGCAGGCAATAACCCAATGGAGCAATAATTATGAATCTGATCCAGATTGAAAACAGGACCGGAAAGGTGAAGCTGAACGACGCGGTGACGCCGTGGAGTTCAGACGACCTGATCGGCGAAATCGAGAAACTCTACGGGGCGAAAGCAGTAGCCGAGAACCTCCGCATTGGCGAGTTCACGGCAAAGGCT